AAAATCAGAGAAGGTAAACTAGAAGAAAGACCCACATCCATTAAAGGACATGATTTTAATGATAATATGATATTACGTGATCCTGCAGGAGAAAAACCATTATCCATTGATAATACAGATAAAATGTTAAATCAAGAAAACCCAGAAAAATTAAACGAAGAAAAAAATATTTTACAAAGTAACCCTATATTAAAAAGTGTTGTGGATGAAATTAATAAATTCACTAATATGAATATATCAAATTTAAGTGAAATATTCACTTATGATAAAGAACAGAGAGATTTAGTATTTAAAAAAGATATACAAATAGTACACAACAAAAAAGCATACGATATAACTTCTGGAGGAACATATTCTGACATACGTGATTATAAAGAAGGTCAATCAATTAGTTTATTATTACCATTTCATCATAATATGAATCCCATAGGTGCTCAAAGTGTATTATATAGAGTTGCCGATGAAATGGCAAGAAAAGAAGGAAAATACGATCAATTCTACAAATCTAGACCTGGAATGAACGATAAAAGAGAAATTATTGCAGATGTTATTGAAAATAATATATTAAAATTACCAATGAATAGAAATGGTGCGGTATTTACAAAACCTGAACTTTTTATAGCCGGTGAATCTCGAATTAATAATCCAGAACTACTCTTTAACAAAGATCAATTATTGGCACTTGGTCATGTTTTTAAAATGCAAAAAGAAAATAGTTTAATGAAAGAACAATCAATGAGTCCTATGATGATTCCTCCTGCTACAAATTCTAATTTTGTAGACAATAAAAGAATATCGGTTCAGGAGTATAATGTAACAGAAATACCACCTGAACCGAATTCTTCAGTCTCATTTAGAGACAGTCTGCTGTATTAATTTTCTTCAGCCAATCTAGCGAAATAAGACATATCCTCATCGTCATCATCTGTGTCCATGCTACTAGAAGAGGCATATGCAGGCATCGGTTTTCTCTCTTGCTGCATCTCCTCTTCAGCTGTAGGACGTTTTTGAGCAGTCATTACAACAGGCTCTTCAATTTTTGGAGTGTCTAATGCAAGAACCATATCAAGTCTCTCTTTGAGTTCATCATATGTTTTGAAATTATCCTCTGCCAAAAATTCTACCAAAGGATACTGAGAATTCCAAACTGCCTCTAGTTCATCGTCAGTCTCCAACAATTGACCTGGAGAATCAAATTCGGATTTATCATAATTTTGATATCCCTCTACCTTACGAATTTTTAATTTAAAATTCGCACCTTCCCACAAATCAAAAGGATTTACAGGAGTTTCATCCTCAAATTCAGGATTCATGAGATCATTGATTTTATCAAAGATTTTTTTACCGAACTTGTAGAGAAAAACTTTTCCTTCATTTTGTGGATTTTTAGGATCGGAAATAACATAAATGTTACTGATATAAGTCAATCTACGTTTTTGCTTTCTTGCGATTTCTTTATTCGCCTCAATACCAGAATTCCACAATTGAGTGTTATATTCTGAAACTGGATCTTTTTTACCAAGAGTGGTGAGAGAATTTTCAATATACCACAAACCTGTTGGGCCTTGAAAACCATGATTGAAAACACGAGCCCAAGGAACATCCTCCCCTTGAACGGGAGGTAAAAAACGAATAACAGCATAACCATTACCGCTTTTATCTACTTCTGGTTTCCAGAAGCGATCATCGATATAACTTTTAGATTCTGAAGGAGTATCGATTTTTTCGATTTCCTTGTTGAGTTTTTGTAGGAAAGAATTTCTGTTTTTCTTGAGTTCTGATAGAGAAGCCATAATTTACCTTTCGTATATTGTCGTATTACGGTGTATGTTGTTGTATTTTATTTCGTAATAATTTACGAAATTTATTCTTATCCACCTCCAAAAAAGGAGCATATTTCAAAACTTTATTTCTAAATTGAGGCCAAACATATTTTTCCTCAATTTGCTTGTCCCAATTAGGAATAAAATTAAGAAGTATATTGAGTATAGAAAACGTTTCTATACTAACGTATTTAGCAATTGTTAATTTTAACAATAATGGATGTTGACCTTTTTCAACTTTGAACCACTGTTCAAAATTATCTTTATCTAAGATTTTGTCAATTTCATTATTAAAAATATAACTCATGCTCTGTACACGTTTATTCCAATTAGTGTAACACACTTCCGCCTGCGGGTCAAGCGCATCACCTATCCACATGTTTTCATCATCAACGAAATTTGCCACAAAAAATTTAACGATTTCATCATCTTTGAAATTTTTTGCTAATTTTACAAAAAAGAAATGATCTTTACGCTTTTTGAATGTTTCGTATGAGACCTTTCTTTTTCTATGCCTAAAGTAATCAAACTTTTCAGCATGAAAATGAGTTTTGATTGCAACATATTCTTTGTAACAATCAAATGGTTCCATTTTAATCATAATCCAGGTATTGTAGCAGTTTTTGGTAGAAAATGCAAATCTATTGCCTCTTCTCTAATTTTTTGCTTTAAGGTTCCTTGAACTAATTTTCCAACGGTTTCGGGTTCTATTTTATTTTCTTCACAGTAATGTGAAACTGCATCTAAATATGACATTTTAGTCTGTAGAACTAAATTTTCTATAATCAATGCAAATTCTTGCGGTTTTATGGTTTTTATCATTAATTATTCCTTTAAGATATTTCTTTAACTTCATCACATATACCATATTTTAAAGCTTCATTAGAAGATAACCAAACATCATGAGGCGGTAATAAAAATTTCCTAATATCATCATCACTAATTCCTGTGCATTTTTTATAATGATTTATCATTCTTTCCGTAGTTAAATCATACTCTTTTTGTACAGCAAAGAGTTCATGCTCTTTACCATAAGATCCCCAAGAATACTGATGTGATAATATGCTGGTGTTTGGTGTTAACAATCTATGATCTTTTTTTCCTGCCATAAAAATTGATAACCCAGCACTAGCAATCATTCCTAATCCAATTGTATGGATAGGAATGGATGAACCTTTCATGACATCTATCAAAGCAAAAGCTGATGTCATATCTCCACCCGGAGAATTTATACACAAAGTCAAAAATTCTGGTCTTTTAATTTTTCTAAAATTATTTTCAAGGATCCATTGAATTACACCCAAAACAGATTCTGAGTATATCTCATCAAATAGAAAATAAAATCCTTTATCTTCTAAAGACCATTTTTCTTCTTCAGTATGTCCTTCTGACGGAGCAGCGGACAAAAGTTTTTCAGCAACTAATGATGCAAAATTAGGATTCATCAACATCTCTGCTACATTTTCTTCATTCATTTTATTCCATTTCTATTAAATTGTCAATCTTTTCGAATACCATTTCGGGAGTTATATTTTTAGTGCATTCAAACATCCTTTCTGTGCCTTTATGATCAGGACACCATAGCCAATCTCCAGGATTAAACTTATGTCTATTATAGCAGCTATTACAAGTTTTGTCATTAAAAATTCTATGACATTTTGTAGAAAATTCAGATAAGGGATTACTAAAACCTGAAATTAATATCACATCTTTATTTAGAGACCATGCCAACCAAGACAATCCAGAACCTAGTCCTATAAAAAACTTCGCTTTATCAATTGTCGCTATTGTTTGATTTAGTGTTCTTTCATGTCTCGGTATAACATTCTTAGGACTTAAATTGAAATATTCGCCTTGACCGAATGATCCGTGTTTATCGACACATACAACATCATAACCTTTATTTTTTATATACTCAACAACTTTATCCCAAGCACCAGGATTATTCCAATATTTTGCTTGTGCTGTAGATTGAACGCCAATTGCCACATAAGGTTTTTCCAGTTCATTTTCTTGTTCATAAACCGTTATTTTAGATGGTTTTTCAACCCAATCATCGAAACCTAATATTCGTGCACATAACTCTTGAAGAGATACTTCTTTACAATCGACAGGAGATAATTCGCATTTTTCAAAAAATCCAATTCTATATTGATAATCGAAATCTTTATATCCAGAATTAGGAGCCTCAAATTTAATATCAGGATATTCATTTTCAAATAATTCATTGAAAAAGGTGCTACATATCATCTTACAATTGTGTTTTTTCCTGAATTCTTCAATTGGTTGCATCCACGCTAAATTATCCCCCATTGCTGAAGAATCAATCCAAATAAAAACCTTTTTATCTTTTAAATCAGTCTCATAATAATGAACTAATTTTTCGGTTTCTTCTTCGAATATTTCTATTTTCCAAGGCACATAATAGGCCAAAGATGATGCGGCCCAACAATTCACCCCTATCACATTTTCATAATGAATCTGTCCACTTTCTTTATCTGAAAATCTAACTATAAATTTTTCATCACCGTTTCCTTTTATGTCAACTCTCGGATAAGGATTCATAGTTATATCAAAATTTGTTTTTTTGAATTCATCAAAATTAATATTTTTTAAATCATTATTGTATGTAAAAATTAATCTATCACCCATTTTAAAAGGAACATTGTTTTTTAATTCTTTGGCCTGATAATAAAATTTTTCTAATTTTAAAAATATATTATCCCAGTTCCTGCTTACCGCATAATTTCTTGCTTCATTTGATGAAGCATCTAGATTATTCAAGTGGTGCTTGATCCCATTAACAATACTATCAACAGTTCTATCGCACTGATAAAAACCAGATATTTCCATCTCATCCTGTAAAGTTCCGACTACTGGTAAACCACATGCCATTCCCTCAAGAACACCTAAGCAAGGTTGTCCTGTTTCCATAGATGCTGGATGTATTATAATATCCTGTTCTGCTAAAATTTTTCTCAAATCTTTTTTTAATACATTGCCCAATAAATTTATTTCAATATCATTTTTACAATCTTCATAAATTTCATAAAAAACTTTATTGTAATCATCGTGTATAGAATCAGCACCTATAATAGTAATAGGTAACCCTAGTTTATGTGCGGCAAGAATAGCTAAATGAAATCCTTTTCTATCATCCCCACCTCCTACACAAACTAATCTCTCTCCTTTAATTTTATCATAGTTTGGATAATAAAAATTAGTATCTACACCATGATGTAAATGATATAATTTGTCTTTTGCGTCAAAATATGAAATAAAATTCTCTATAGGTGTTAAACTTAAAATCGAATTATTAATAGTAGATTTTATTAAATTGTAAGAAGGACTATATTTTTGTTGTAATCCTACCCAGGCATCATGAACAGTGTGTATATATGGAATAAATCTATTTTTCAATAAATCATTAAAATTTGCCATATGATTGTGAAAAACATCAAACTCTTCTAAATCAGTTTGTGTTATATAATCTAG